CCTTGGCTACCCGCTTTATCCGATCCGTACCAAAGAACTTCTTTAGCTCGAAGTCTAAGTAAAGAACCTTCGACTGCTTAACCGGCATCCCCAGCCAAGGCATCCCATTGGATGCGGCGATGGCCAAGTTAATTAAGGACCATGTTTTACCGGCTTTCGAGGAGCCTGATATGATCATCTTGCATCCTTCGTGCAGACATCCCTCGATAATCTCTTCCAGCTCATTGGCGGGGTTAGTGGCGAACTCCATACACTGTCCGAATGACATGATATCGGGTAGTGGTTTGGGATCGTCATTGGTCACCTCGATTGATCGGTTAGGCATATTGGTGACAGTTGGGCTGTCTAGCATATATTCCAGTTCTATTGCTTTAAGCTGTGCTTTATAATATGGGTCATTTTCAGGTCTCATTATTTTTTATGTGATTTTTGATTAGTGTTAAAATTATTTGGGGCTTTAAATTTATGTGATTTCTGACAAGCACAATAGCATCCCCCTCGTCCATTCGGTGAGCCATTCTCATCGCTTTAACCGGGGGAAGTCCTAGCTGAATAAACCTTCGGACGATGGTTGCTTTGAGGAGGGTATTAATCATTCCCGCCAAAATAGAATGGGTTGAATGGCGGAATACTTCTCACCCTTCTCAGTCTTTGGCTTACGGGTTCCCCAAGGGAGTCGGACTAAACCGAGGGGTGAATTATAAATCGATGGATCGGCTCCGAGCTTCATCGACATATGTTTAAACTGCTCGGACTTACCAGGTATCCAATCGTACCAGCAGTGAAGACTCTGCCCGCCACTATCGACTATCATCTTGAGCGGGCAGATTGCTTCGAGGGCAAGTGCCGGTCCAATCTGATCAGCCTTTGTCCAAGTCGGATCGTCAATCTCGTGGACTAGATACATCCGCTCACCGGCATTCTCTTTTACCCGAGGACCGATATCCTTGAATGGATTATAACTGATAAATTCCATCTGCCCTACCCCTTGACTGATCGCCCAATCGCCCGCTGACTTAATCATCGTATTATATTTATCTGCCTGGATGTTTATCCATTGGTCAGGTCGGAACAGCTTGGAAACAGCCTCCTCGGCATTCTGAGGAATGGCGGAGGAGCGGAGCTGAAGCATTTCGAGATCTTCGGGTCTACCCTTTGAGCTTGTTGAGATTGTGGTATCAATAGATACTTTCTTGGTTGGGCTGATAATCTTCTCGCCTGACAGGATTTGATATGCACCGGTTAATGCATTGCGGATCTCGTTTGGCTGGAGTGGTCGGCGGGTAAATTCCTTTGCGACCTCGAGGCAGTAATCATGTGCCTTTTCAAAGTCTGATTGGTGCATGGCGGCACGGAGGGTTAGGCGGGCAATAAAAGTATGATGGCCAAAGTCTCCTTGCGGGAGCCGGTCAAAGAACCCCGCCATGTCTGCTGATAGGATTGCCATTTAGTCAGTCCCCTCTTCCCTAATAAATTGCTGGATATATTCAGTCAGCTTCCCAATAGCCTCGGTTTCTATCTTGGAAATTGTTTGCTGTGGAATACCTGTTTTGCGGGCAATTTCGGACTGGCTGAATCCTTCATGGTCATCGGGTAGTCTCAGGAGCATATTCCTGAGCTTGGCATCGTTTGCCATTTGCTTGGCTATGTCCTTAGTTCTTCCCATCCAATTTTAATTCCTCCTGCACGGGCATTTTAATTTCTCCTGACTGCACTTTAAAATATCTTTCTAGTGCCTCTGTCATTTTTGGGCCACGAAACCAACCTGTACCATCTGTTGATTCCACACCTAATTCCTTACATCTCATTAGCACTTTAAAGGAATTTATTGCTCCTACATGAACTCGATTGAAGGACTCTGTCCACATAGTTAAATTCCTCAACTTCCATTCTTTTGTACCTCCTACAAAAATAACAGATGCTTCTTGTGGTACATCTTGTGGAGTCATTCCATCTTGTACGCAGAACGCCCATGTGAGATCGTAAGACTGCTCTAAAATAGGATGCCACTTCTCCCACTCTCTAAGTGTTTGATCACGATCTCCTACAGAGTCTGGCACTACTACCCAGCGAGGTTTTAATATCGTTTCTTGGTAGTAATCTAGCATCTTAGTAAAATCAAACTCGTTCCATTCTTTGCCAGATGACCAAACGCTAAATCTACCATTATCTATTCCATAAGGAATCCAAGACACAGGTTCTCTAACTGCTGACTCAGGAGTAAATAACCAACCAACAGGATACCCAAGTCCAGCCCAATAATGAACTATCCCTTTAGCATTGTTCGATGGCATTACAATCATTGCGTAACACCAGGGTTAAAGTTAGGGTACTCCATTGCGTTAAGTGCTTCATCAAGTGTTGGAAACACATAGTCTGCATGGTATCTAATCCAAGGAGACATGGAACTTGTGACCACAATAATTTGTTTATGTAAACTCCATGCAAACATAATTTCCATTGCTGTACCCCATGACGGGTGATCGCACTTTGCTAGGATTGTATCGCAAGAGACTATATCCCGTTTGTCCCTTTCTACTATTTCCTTTGGCATTCCAGCGATACTTTCTTGCCCTCTGTAATCAGCATCTGTTGGCTTAATGCTCATTATACCTTTTTTGCGTAAGATAGTATTTGCAGCCTTTCTCCACCTCACACAGGTATCATCCATCTCATAAATTGCTCCAGCTAGGTAAACTAATCTTACTTCCATGCAGATACCTCCGCTTGCGTTGTTGTCTTGCAGACTTTTACGGAATCTAAAGTTAAATGATTAAATGATAAGTTCTTCTCTAATTCCTTGAATAAATACAGAGCTATACTTTCTGCGGTAGTCTGCTCCATGATTTCATTTAGATACCTATGGTCTAAGCGCTTGACTACTCTGCCAACGATCCCACGAAACTCTTGCTGATCGATTAACCACCCGACTTCTTGGTCAGGTTCTCCACTTATAGTAACATATACTTTATGAGTATGTCCGTGAAGTTCTCCGTATTCCTTTCGTTTGTTGCGGATTCTATGTGCCGCTTCAAAAGTAAATTCTTCTGTTAATCTAGTCCTCATTTCCCATCCTCCACGCTCACCCATTTATTTATTATCCCCTTTGGAAGTCCCGCCTCTGAGACATGGTGATCATTCGGATCAGGCTCGTATCCCTTACGAGAGATGTGAACGATTTCGGTAAGCACTTTGTGGGTATTGCCCCATCTCATTATCGCCCATGCTTCATTAGGGAAGCGGATATCATCGAATACGATGGTTCGCTTACCGATATAAGGGAGAGCCGCTTTATAGGCTAAGTCCACCCATATATTCGGATATGGAATATTCTTCCCCGCCGGTCCATCTCGCCCCCAACTTGTGCCGAGTGTCTGTAACATCTTTCGGGCATTAATCCCATCGGGAAAGTTGGGGATCGGTTCTTCCTTAAAATGCAGATATTTCTCTCCTGGTAATATTACCTTGAGCATCTCTTTAATGGGAGTTGCAAATGATAGGATCACCGCTCCTTCGATTGATTTGGCATAGGTCGATTTACCTACCGCCTTTGGACCTGTTAGTCCGATAATTTTGTGGTTCATATGGTATTAAATAGTGAGTCAATAATGGTTACAGTGAATACTATGATGAGGTAGAACATCGTCAGCACAGCGGTGACAAATAAGGCGATAAAGCCGAGTGATCGTAGGAGTTTCATTTCTCCGACAGATGGGTTAGGAGTGCTTTACTGAAGTCTGTGCATGACTTAATGAAATTCCGATCTGACAGCTTTGCACATTTTTCTGTGAGGACTCTTATCTCGCTCTTTTTAGTCTCACAATATTTGTCGATCCTATCTTTTCTCTCGTCCAACTTTTTAAGTTCTTTCCCTAATTTAATCCTAAATTTATCCACTTGAGCAGATGCCTTTTCGACTTCCTTGTTTACTGAAATTAATTCCAGTTCTTTGCGGAGTATCCTAGATTCAATCTGAGGGGAAACAGGTATGCCCTTTGTCGGTTCGATTAAATCGAGGTCAAAGAATAAAGTTCGGACATTACCCATCCCTTCAACTCGGACATATATTTTATTATCCTCCGCCCTCCATGCGAAAACGCTGTCGAATACAGCATCATGGCCTTTAGTCTCTACTTTCTTTTCAATCATATTTAGTAGTGGTTTTTAATTTCCCCCTCTGCCGCCAAAGGTAGTCCTGGCATATAAAGAGGTTCTTCGGTTAATAGTTGGATCATTAAGTCGAGTGCCGCCTGTCCCTCCGATTCGGCAACTTCAACAGTTACGGAATCATGCACGTGAAGGACAACGGGGAGTCCAGCGGCCTCTATCTTGAGGAGAGAATCTGCCATAATATCTCTCGCTGTTGCCTGGACTAAGTTCTCAACGAGGAGTCCGCCGTACAATTTCATCGACCCTTGCCCTCTTACCTTCTGACCAGTCAACTCTCGGCCGTCATCCTTTACATTAAAATATCGGATCAGATTCCCTGATCTCATGTTCATAATTGCACAATCGGGAGTATGCTTGGCCTCCTCCCGAATGTGGTCCTCGCACTTCTTCCATAGCTCGACAATCTTGGGGTTCTGATTTCTAAAATCTTTGACCTGTTTTCGGGACTCAGCATCGGTCATGTTTAATTCCCCACCGGTTAAAGCCTGTGCCACTTGACCGAACTTCTTCGGACCGCATCCATATCCTAACCCGAGAACACGGGCTTTACAGAGATGGCGAAGTTCGGGGGCTAAATCCTTCATCGGTTCATCCTCGTTATAGAGTCCAGTCGCTCGGCCATGTGCTTCGTAAAGATCGATCCCGCCTCTGACTAGCCCAAGGAAATCAAAGTCCCCGCAAAGATATGCTAACACCCTCGGCTCGATTTGCGAAAGGTCGGCAGAAACCATGACTCGGCCTTTACCAGGAGTTAAACATTTCTTCGCCGATGTACCTTCCACCTCATCCCGAGGGATGCCCTGAAAGTTTAATCCGCCCGCTCCACTCCATCGACCGGTATGTGGCGCACCGCAATATTTTAATCGGGTGGAAACTCGATGGTCAGGGCGAACCCGAAGGATCATACTGATATAAGTCTGCCTCGCTTTGTTGGCTTTCCTCCACCTTGTCATCGCTTCCAAGATCGGAGCATATTGCGGATTCCTAGCCTTCCATAAAAGTAATTCCGAATCCCCCTCCTGAGTAGATTTAGGCGGTTCAACATTCTGCATTTTTAAGTAGGCGGCCATTGCAACTGTGGAAGTCGGTTCTCCTCCATTCGGTCCAACCCACGGGAGAAAGGTTTCAACCTCCTTCATAATCCCCTCAGTCTTATTAATATAGTCCTGGCAAAGTTTCTGATCGATTGCCATCCCTCGACTTGCAGTCCTTCGAGTAAATGCAGAAAGTAGAAATTCTTTTTCGGGGAAGGATATTTTCAGTTCATTATAAATCCGAATACACGCTCGGCTATCGCCCAATGCATACTGCTTAAACGATTCATTTCCGAGGATCTCTTCGGGTCGAAGTCCGCTCATCTCATTGCGGGCATCCTTGTTCAACTCCTCGCCAAATAGTTCCTTATGACATCCCGCCAATGACCTCGGCAACTGATGCCAGCTCGCCATATCAGCAGTACAAATCCATTCCTTCGGAGTGAACTGTGGCATCTGCCCCCTCGCCATTGCCATTCGACAGCAAACCGAATCAAACTCGGCATTATGGGCACAGATCGATTGGCCGTTTAAGCGGTCAACCGGTAAATCTCGGGGATCTCCCACCCATTCAAACCCATCATCGGATACCAGGCTGACAATGGTTACCCGAAAGTCCGGGTGCTTGACATATCGATCTAATCCCATCGTGGCCACGCTGTACTGCTTGGACCAAACTGTTTCCACATCAAGGGCGATCAATTCCGATCCTCCTTTAAAATAGTTTCCGCTGACATTACCGCATTCTGCAAAGTCGGATATTCGAGGACCGGTAAATCGGGAGTATCCAATGTCACCGCCCAAACCATTTTATCTAAGTCAAGGAGGATATCTGCCTGTCTGCTCCCCACTTTTACGACTACCTTCTCACCTCGGGGTAACCCCAATCCCATCTTATATTGTGTCTTCATTTTTAATCCTCTTCAATTTTGGAGCCACTGCCGGAGCCTTAGTCGTAAGGATCGGAGTATTATATCCCTGTGGGTTTGTTAGGTAGCCCTTATGATGAAGGGGCTGTTTAAGTTGTTTTTGCATTTTATTTCGTTTCATTCATTTCCTTCCATAAAGTCTTCCATGCTAGTTCTGCTGTTTGGGGGACAACTCCATTCCCCAAGAGCCTAAGTCTGTCCACCCTGTGCTGAGTCCCATCAACTGCTCCA